GACGGCGACGTTGTCCTGTACGAGGTTACGACTGCTTGTGAGACTCCTACAGATTGGGGTAACGACATCTGGACTCTGCATTGTGATTTCAATGTGGCGAAACAACGGTTTGACAACTGGATCTTGAATATAAAACAGATCTTAGGTGTTGATAAGGCGATCATTGCATTGTCGGGGGACACCAATTGGAGGAAGGATGTTCTTCCTACATATAAACTACACCGTAAGAAGACTAGGAAGCCGTTGGCCTTTGCGGAGTTAAAGAAATACTGCTGTGATGTATATAGAACATTCAAATATGACAACCTAGAGGGTGACGACGTGTTGGGCATGTTGGCTGGGAACCCTGCAATCAAAGGTGAGAAGATTATTGTCACTATTGATAAGGATCTCAAGACCATCCCCGGTAGCCACTACAACCCACTCAGAAAAGACGAGGGTATTGTGGAGGTTACTCAAGATCAGGCCGACTATAATCACTTGTTCCAAACACTTACGGGGGACACCGTGGATGGATACATTGGATGCCCCGGTATTGGCCCAGTTAGGGCATCAAGGGTTCTACAGTACCCCTGCTGGGGAGCCGTGGTTGAGGCATACGGAACCGCAGGATTGACCGAAGAAGATGCTCTCGTTCAGGCCCGAGTCGCTAGGATTCTCAGGCATGGGGAGTACAACATCGATACTATGGAGGTAAAACTATGGGAACCGTCGATCGAGAAAAGCTGTTAGAGATGCACAGCAAGCTATGCCAACAGGCCCGGAGCTTGATGGAGGCCAAGAACCACGATTATAGTGGGGGTAGAGACAAGTCCGACCCCTTCCTGAACTTCACTAGGGTGGAGAAGCTAGGCATTACGGACACCAAGATAGGCTTTATGGTCAGGATGACCGACAAGATCTCCCGTCTCATTACTTTTATTCATAATGGGACGTTCCATACTAAGGATGAGGCCCTGTTGGACACTATTCTGGATCTTATTAACTACAGTATTCTGTTGTATTCCTACGCTCAGAATGAAAAGGGTGAGTATACGGAATGATTAACGATTTTCCACACATACCTGAGGCTTTAATTAAAGTTTTGAACGAGCGGTGGCCTGAAAGGTGCCCTGAGTTGGAATGGGACGAGGCCAAGATATGGCACTACGTCGGACAGCGGTCTGTCGTGAGGTATTTAAACGAGGTTTTCAAGGAACAAAGAGACAACAGTCTCGGGAGTAAATAGCATGTGCATGGCAGCAGGGCCTAAACGGGTCAATAATAACCCTCAGGGTTTTCAAACACCGGGGTGGACTAAGGATAGCCATTTTGGTTATGACCCAGAAAGAGAGGCAGATCACCGCAAGGTTGCAAGCCAGATCTACGCCATGGGCATGTCTGGAGTAACATCTGGAGCGGCTTATGCGGGTATTAGTTCTGGCCTCCAGTCACGAGAACGGATGAGGGGTTATGGTATTGGAGGGAAACCTCTTGATAACTTCATGAAAATTCAAGGAGCTTCCGCCGCTCCCGCTCCGGTTTCCCAACCAGCAGCCGAACCCGCTACCGCTCCTGTTATTCCACAAATAGTTATGCCGGAAATCCCACCGCCTCCGCCCCCACCAAAGGGTTTTACTACAGGTAGTGGGTCCGTGAAAAGACAGTCCCGAGCTAGAAAAGCTACCCAACCAACTAAGGTTGAGGGTAAGAAGGGGCTAATGCTTAAGGTGAATTATTAATGTATTCTGAAGGAACTATTGCGGGCCAGTACTCTAAATGTGAGTCTCAAAGAAGCGCGTATTTGGAGAGAGGGCGGGAGTCTAGTAAGTTAACTGTTCCCACCATCCTTCCAGAAGCCGGAAATAAAAGCTCGCAACGGTTTCCAACCCCCTACCAATCAATTGGGGCCAGAGGCGTAAACAATCTAGCTTCGGCCTTACTTCTTAGCCTGCTGCCTCCTAACGCTCCTTTCTTCCGACTTGTCCTCGATGAGGGTGAGAAGAAGAAAATGGATGTCGTCGATCCCCGGATTAAGTCTGAGGTGGAGTCTTCTTTGGCTGAGATTGAACGAGCGGTCTCCCGTGAGATCGAAGTTAACAACATCCGAGTGGCTACCTTTGAGGCACTGCGGCATCTCGTCGTAACGGGCAACGCCCTTCTATACATGCCTGATAAAGGACCCATGAGGGTAATCCATCTGGATCGTTATGTTGTTAAACGAGACCCCATGGGGACTGCTCGTATGATTATTCTCAAAGAAACCGTGTCGCCGGATACCCTACCTAAAGAGTATCGAGAATACGCTCAGTCAAAAATGGGCGGACACGAGGAAACCTGTGACATCTTCACAATGCAAGTCATTAAAGATGACGGTAAAGTAGAGATCACACAGGAGATTTATGGAAAAATAGTAGAAGAGACAAGGGCTACTTACTCTAAAGACCGTTCACCGTTCATCGCTCTGCGTATGCTCAGGGTTGATGGTGAAGCCTACGGTCGAGGGTATGTTGAGCAATA